TAAGTGCATGATCTTGCAAGACATTTATGAGCTGACTTGTCTGTATTTTAGTTCTTACTTCGTCTTGATGTCGTTTTCTTAATCTTTCTGCCATGATATTGCAACTCCCTTAGGTTGGTTGCCCTCTTTGTTTATTTACTTAGTAATCCTCTGTAATACATTTGTTCTATTAATCTTGGGTCTATATAGTTTTGTTGCATAGTCATGCCTGGGTTAGTTAAACCTTGCATATATGGTGATTGCATTGGCATTGGTTGTGGCATTGGTGCTTGTTGTGATAATAGCCCTTGTTGTGCCATTTTGCGCATCATCAACTCTTGTTGAGTTGGCTGACCACCTGTCATAGCATTTACTAAATAGTCTAAGAAGTTCATAGTTCGCTTTCTTTGTCTTTTCCTGTTAAAGGATATATCATTCGTTTATAGCAGTCCCACCACTCTTGACTATAGTCTGTATTCTGATAGTCTTTAAAGCATGGTGTTCCCAATGTATGATGCACTAGTTTAGCATCTGGATTGTATTCGTATTCTGTTTCTAGCCAGTTCCATGTTTCGTCTAGCTTGCCTACTTGTTCTTCAGGATATTTAAGCCATTCAAACCTGTGTAGGTATTTACCTGTCTTTTCTTGTATGAACTTAGGCGTTAGTTGTTTGTTTAACCAATGTCCACAGTTCCATAGCATAACGCTTGACCAGTTCTTTTTAGGATAATCTTCGTTCTTTGCACCTAGATATTTAACTGGATGCTTTGTTGTGTAGTAATGCTTTACGACTTTGACTGCTTCGTCATTATCAAAGTTAGCTAGTATCTCTGCTATATCTGTTCTACAGATCATATCGCCATCTACGAATAGCGCGATACCTTTAAAGTTATTTAGATATGGAACTAGAAAGCGTGAGTAGATAAATGCGTTACTACCATCTTTATGTGTTTCTTTGTAGTCTTTTAAAGTATTTAGTGCTAATGGTGTAAAACTTACCGGTATAGATGATTTTTCTATAACTGACTGACAAAAGTTATGATAAGCAATTGGTTCTACCTTGCCATCATATCCTACATATATGTCTAGTTTTACCATTTGTGTGTAAAAAATCGTTAAATATTATATACAAAGTGCTTTGTGTTGCATTTATTATAAGCTACGCTGTAGTATTGCATTTTTGTTAAAATTTGCTATACAAATTACCACTTTACTTTGTTTGCCCAAAAAGCGGCACTCATTTTTCCTTTTGCAATGTTTTTAGCGTGTCTTGCTTTAAATGACTTTGCTCTATCTGTATTTGTTTTGTCACCACTTACACCTTTTTGACCAAAGCGTATAAGTTTCTCTTTGTCACCCTCTTTAGCCAATACTGCATGTGACTTAGTAGGATGACTTGGAGTTCTCTTAGGTTTATTATAACCTGAAAATGTTTCTTTACCTTTTTTAATCATTTCTTTTTAACTGGCTTTGCTGATTGTTTTAGAGCTTTAGCTGTAGGTGCGCCTTTTGTACCTGGTTTACGCATCTTTTCATCTGATCCTGCTGCTATTCTTTTACGCTTAGCATGGATGTTAGCCCATAAACCTGGTTTACTTGCCACGTTTAGCAGACTTCTTCATAGGTTTAGCAACCATTTTCTTACCAGTTTTCTTTGCGTACTCTTTAGCTTCTTTTTTTCCCTTAGAATCGTAAGAGAATTTTTTCATTCCGACCATTGGCATAATTATTTACCTTTCTTTTTAGACATACCAGCTTCGCTATAGGCAATTGCCACAGCTTGTTTAGGATTTTTTACTACTGGACCTTTTTTACCACTATGAAGTTTTCCTGCTTTAAATTCTTTCATTACTTTGCTCATCTTCGCCATCTTGCCTTTTTTCGTTGTTGGTTTCTTCATAATGTTTCCTTAATTTAATAAATCTGTGATCATATCTACAGTCGTTACATAAAGAGTATTCGGTGAAATCAAATGGTTCACCACATTGTTCGCAAATAGATAGTTTCATATAAAAGAAAAAAGCCCAACCACGGAGAGATGCAGTCAGGCTTTTGTAGAATTACGTTTCTTTGGGCAACACAATGCCCTCACAAGCGTTATTATATCATACTTTCATAGTTTTGTTCAACAACATCATGCGTTTATTCGTTTACTCGCTATTGTTATTAAATTATCAAATGCTAACTCAAGTTTATATGGATATGCAAGTGGCTTTTTAGCGTCTAAATATCTAGCGTATATAGCATCTTGTTGTTCTTTAGGCAGACTATGAATAATAACGTCTATAGTGCGTATATTAGACATATCTTGAGCTGAACACATTTCTTCAAATACCTCGCTAGTTGACTCTCCCCCTGAAGATAGTCCTATGCTTTTAGATGGATAACCTAGTTTATGATTATCAGACTTCATCCATACACTCCAGTCTTGCATAATAGATAATAAACGTTCCATACTAATCATATCTTGTTAGCGTATATGCTACGCTTTCTCCATAAGTTTCTTGTGTAGTCTTGTGTTGTAGATTATGTTTAGCTGTATCTGCATTATGAGTTGTAACACTTTTTATTTGTTCACTTGTAAAATTAGCCTCATGTTTAAATATCGTTTGTAAAGGATGTGGCTCAGGAATGTAATAATTCATAAGTCTAGTTTGACTATTTTTATAAGCGTGAACTGTGCCTTCATCTCTCATATCCATTAATATTTTTTTTGTAAATGGATAGTTAGATTGTATATAGTCTTTAATGTCATTTATTGTTCGTGGCTCTGTAAGATAAGCTAATATCTTTTCTTTCACGAGATGTCTTTCACTTTGCAAATCCATTTCCTTTTATCATTTTGGTGCCAACCATGCACATGAATAGTCCAGCCTGCTTCACGAACTGCATCTACGTTTTCGTGATCTGCTATCTTTTTGCATCTAGCACTCATGTTACTTGCTGACGTTGTTTGTACTGCTAATACTTCTTTACCTTTTAATGCAAGTAAATCTATAAATCCAAATAAATCTTGTCTAATCCTAGCAAAACTATTCCAATGTTCTACTACGGCTACAGTATATCCTTCTTCTCTTAATTTTTTAAGGCTTAATTGCGTTGGGCTAGTTGCCATTATTTTAATACCTTATCTGCAACCCATAGTATAATAATTAAAGCAATTCCTATTGGCAACATTACGCCAATAATTTGTAAAACAAACATTAAATATTCACTCATCAAATTGACTTTCGTTAGGTTTAGATGTTCCTTGGTCTAAAGAATCAGGATAATGTAATCCCTCGTTACCATTTTGAGATATTACATCTATACGAGAATACTTTTTTTCTACTTCACCTGTAGATTTGTTTAACTCATATTCGTATGTGTGTGGTGATACATCATCACTATTCTTTTTAGACCTAAATATTTTATCAAAGTTAGACTCAAATACTTCTCTATCTGTAAAAGGTCTAGGTGCGCTTCCTTTGCCCATTACTTTATCTCCAAGTGATTATTAGTAAATAGCCAACCTATAGTTTTACGGTGAGCTTCTTCCCATGCAGCTATTCTATCATGTTTATCTAAACTTTTGTCATTATCTATCATGTGATGGCATTGATGACATAGGAAAGCTATGCGATAATCATGAGATTTAATTCCTGTGCCTTTGCCATCTCTTAGTTGATTAGAGTGTGCAGCGACAACTGTCCCGTCTTGCATAGAACACATCATACATGGTGCACCATCTGCTAGTTTAAGTAATTTAGCGTTTCTGTAATTCATTGCATACTTTCGTCATCCAATTAATTAATTCATCTGGGGTATATTCACGTTCATACTGAGTGCATCTTGATGTATTTGGCACTTGACCTGTCATAGATTTTAATGGAACTCCATCTCTTTTAGGTAATGCAGGTAAATCTTTATAATCAATTCCACAAATATATAAATGAGTTGGCTTACTTGCTACATGACCAAAGTCATATTGATTAATTAGTATTGTAAATCCTCCAAACTCATCTGGAAATTCATTTGGCTTAGGAAGATTTGCTTCTTTCCATAATTTACTTCCAGACGGGTGTTCTAATATACCACCATTAAGTCTTACTTGTGCTAAAGCATAATATGCTAATTGTTTTTCATCTGGCCTTGGATTGGCCATGTGACTTAACATACCCCATGCTCTACATGGTGGATGTGCTATGACAGGATAGTTTTTACAATACGTTCTAGCATCTCTATGAATATCGTACACATCATATCCATCAAGTTCTTTGTAACGACTATCATCTCTTGCAAATAATACAGCTATCATATATTAAAATAAATCGTGATTAGGAATATTATTTACTTCTACAACAGGTTGGTTCATAGTTCTTGAAGGACAATCTTTGTATTCAAAACTAGCTGTCTCTCTATTCTTAGATGTTGAACCTTTAAGAATGCCTTTACTTTCACCAACTTTACCTAGCTTTCTTGTTAGCTTCCAATCTTTCTCTCTTTGTAAACTATGAATAAAACTTAATGCACCAGTTGTTAATAATACTCTAAAGTCTTGCTTATAGTATATCTCAGATACAGCATTTAAAAACTTCTTTCCTATACCAATGCCTTGAAAGTCTGGTAATACTACCATTCTATGTATCTTTTTAAAGTTACAGCATTTAGGGTGTGGAAAATGAGTAATTGCTGCAAACGCTATAGGAAATCCCTTATAGTCTAAAGCGTAGCAATGACTACCACGTAGTATATCATGTGTTAGATAGTGATAGTTAGCAAATGATTTCCATTCGTCAACTGACGCTGTTCTGAGCTGGAATGTAAGTTCAGGTCGTTGCCAAAGTAACCCCCTGGTAAAGTTTTTAGCATTAGTATCAAATATCCAATCAGGTTGTAACCATTCAATAATATCACTATGACATGATACAGCAATAAACTTATAGTTATTCTTTCTAATAAAGTTACTGACAGCTAATGAAGTTACTTTAGCTACATCTCTATCAACAACGCTAGTAAACTCGTCAAAGATAACTGTTTCATTTTTCTCTAAAAGTAAACGTGCTAAATCTACTCGCATCTTTTGACCATTAGATAATAAATGATATGGTTTTAACCAATTTAATGGACTTGAGAAACCTACTTTTGTAAGTGACTCAATGATCTTTTCATTTGATATACTTGCATCAAAGTTATCTACAATTGATTTTGTTTCGTCCCATTTATGTTCTTTAAATAAATAAAAATCTTTAAACTTTTCTTTTGCTATTGTAGTTTTACCTGTTCCACTTTGACCTACAATCAATCCAATATTCCAATCAAAGTCTGTTTCAAAGTTAATCATAAACTCATCAACAATTTCATCAAAACTAATGTCATACATCTTGCATATATAATTATTTCGTTCTGTTTTGTCAAACTTTGTTTTTTTAGTAATTACTGTTGTTTTTTCTTTTACTTCAAATAAATCATTCATAACTCTCTCCTTAGTTAATAATCCCAACCCCAACCCATAGTCTGGGCCCATACTTCAATTTGATGTTGATAGTCCGTCATTTCCGAAACAGTCAACTTTGTCGTTGACTTTATAAGTTCAACAGGCATTCCAGCTATCTCTGTTTGATAACGTAAAAACTTGTAACCCATTAATTCATGTATTTTATCTTTTTCAATACCTAAATGATTTCCTATGCTTGTATATAATTCCCATAGACGTTCATTTTGTTCTAAGCTGCGATTAAGTTTTGCGTCTGTAACTGTAACTCTCCAACGTTTACTAAAATCTAGTTCTTTTAATTTGTGAATTAAATTCTCTAAATTGTCTTTTGTCAAATTCCACTTTAACATCATCTCTCCATCCTTTCGTTTTAAATACT